AACCGTTGACCAACTTTACGTGAATCAACGTCAAATCCAACGACGAAGTTAAAATTCTCAGCTGAATAGCCACCAATGTCTTCAAACATCAGGCCAATTTTATCTTCTGGTTTTTCTATATAATATTGAACGCCTTGCACAAGTGCCGATGAACAATTACCTACGCCCGCGATGGCGATATTTATTTTTGACATAATTTTCTCCTTTATATCAGTTTATTATAGTGAGACATTTGACTGGATCAGAGTAGCTCACTTTTGTTAATCATATTAATAGTTATAATGTATATTATAATACATTTTTCACTAAATGTAAAGGGAAGTCATAATATTTTTAAACAAAAACATTAATCCAACCCCGTTAAGTAGTATTAAAGCTCTATCTTTCCATAAGATAGAAACCCATAACCACAATGCGATACCGATTGCTGATAGAACAAGATCCCACATTTGTAGTCCATCAATGCCTCTAATAGACATTGCGCAAAGAACAATTACAGAAGCTGCCCATTTAACATACCAATCGATTGTATATTTAGGGGTTGTAAACTCTTTAGTCATTCTTTTGATTTCTTTTTTTAATTTCATTAGCTGCACTTTCTTCCTTGGTTGTGGCGCAATCATCTACTGCGCTTGGTTTATCTTTTTTACCGAAAATATCATCCCAGTTATCTTGGTATTTTTTGTTGTCGGTAGGTCTTTGTTTACTACCTTTGCCACCATGCCAGTTACTCATCTAGTTCTTCTCTTATATCCGTACGTTTAAAAAATAAACGACCATCTTGTGTTAGTTGTAGAGTAAATGAATCTCCAATTTCTAATGGTGTATTTTTTAATTGGATCATATCTCCATCTTTGTCCGACATAATTAATCCACATTGATTAATTTCAAACATATATCCGCTATATAACATATCATTCTCCTTTTACGATTTTACATTCATTAATTATTCTCATACTATATCTTACTCCATATAAATCGTCGGTATTTTTGATGGAAAATGCTAGCCATATTAGTAGTATTCCTCTTAATAACCATATACCATTTGTACGTTTCATTTCAACTCTTTATTTGGCGCGCCCGAGAGGATTCGAACCTCTGACCCACGGCTTAGAAGGCCGTTGCTCTATCCAGCTGAGCTACGGGCGCAAATTCTTATTGAGCTGGATCCTGTTGTTTCTTCCAGTCGTCAAAAGCTTTCCAGCTAGTATCAGCCGTAAGCGCATCGTGTTCTTTAAATTGTTCGGTTTTGATCATCTCTTCAAAGATGCTCCAAACTTTTTCCATTCGTAATTCAAATATATATTTTAATCCAAGCATTTGATTTTGTAATGTATCACAATCTTTAGGATTTAAAATTAAGTTATCTGTATTATGATATACGAGATCTAGATCTTCAGATGTTGCCCATGCATTCATGATCGCTTGCTCTAAGTCAAACCTGTCTTTTTTAAATGAAGTCATAAATAATTCCTGCCTCTTCAAACAGTTTTCTAGTTAATACTGTAGATTCAACCCATCGTTCTGGCATTGAATCATCTATTTCTGATGTTACAACTCTTGTTACACCAACTTGTATAATACCTTTAGCGCATTCAGAACAAACTGGTAATCCGTGAATATACATTGTTGATCCATCTAATGAAGTGCCGTTATATGTAGCATTATATATACAGTTCATTTCAGCATGAACGACCCTTTCATATTTAGTAATTTTATTATTGTACATAGAATCTTTATCGTCAATTCCACGTGGAAATCCATTATAACCTTGAGCTAAAACCTGTCCTTTAGTTCCTACAGCAACAGCTCCAATTTTACGAGATGGATCTTTAGACCAAGACGCGATATGTCGAGCTAATTCAAGATATCGCTTATCCCATTTATAAGTTTTTGATATTCCCCAATCGTTCATTATTTCACCAAATCAAAATGTCTTTCATAGACATGTAAATTCTGTACTTGCCAGTACATATCACCATCATTAACGCCAAGTTCATCAGCCAATGCGCAAAGAACATATTCTTGCCATGCATAATCATTACGATAGCCAAATATAACATCGTTTGATCTCATTTGTACTACACAATGTAATTCATCATCTCGAATATAGTATGTCACCGAATTAGTACAAATAAAATCATTTTTGTTTTGATCATTATATTCGACCCATATACTTGGACGAGTATAAATCATCGATGCTCTACGCGAGTCAGGTTTGGTTCTTAGTTCATTAACAACTGAATTAAACTGATTATGATATTGTTCACTCCAGATGAGATGACCATAATTAGAATTAATTTCACCATGACGATTTGCTGTCATTTGCCAAGCTTTAGGTGGATCTCTATCAACGTAAATATCGTTAATGTTTGTTGATTGAGACTCATACCATGATATTTCAGCATCAATATATTCTTGGTTTGGTTTACCAAAGATTGCTGGTTCAGTAGCATGGAAAGATGCACCAAGCAATTCAATAGTTTTACTGCCATTACGATCAGTTGTAAAATTTTTATTTAATAATTCATTACGAAAATGATTTCTTATATCACTTATTTTCATTTTTTGTACCTATCATCGACTTCTGGATGTTCAATAGCATGTGTCATGAGAATCATGATTTGAGTCGCTGCATGCGCAAGATGAGTCATACCAGATTCATCGTCATTGTCAATACTAGAATGCCATGCATTAAGATGTCGCTGAACAGATGAATATGTTCGAATCCAGCTGGTTGAGTCGCCATCATAACGCCAATTGTTTACACCATACTTTTCAGCACCAAAGCCAAAGACATCAGCAATTTGAGCTAATGCTTCTGGTGGTATTAAGCCAAGTGGTGTTTTGTTTTCGTCAAATTTAGCCATGTGTTATCCTTTGTTTAATACGTATATTATAACACATTTTGGAGTGTTTGTAAACGTTTTTTATTAAGTAATTTATAACTTCGCATTTTAGTTTGTGACTCGTTTAGTGCTTTCATTACTGGTAAAAATCCATCTACATTAAATTTAAGAATATCTCCAATTTTATAATTACTTTCAATATTTTGAGTATATCCAACAATATGAGTCAGTTGTCCCATTTCATAAGACTCTTCTAATCGTCCTTTAGCTGAAAGAGAAATATTATCTGACCATTTTGGTCTACGTTTAAGATCTACAAAAATAGAATCAGATAATTCAAGATCGTGTCTCCAAGTCTTTGGTCTTTTAAATCCACCGGCTTTATAAAGAGTAAATTCTAAAGCAAGCGCTTCAACATTATTTCTATTACTATAAGATCCTTTTTGATACTCTTCTTCTAAAGCATCTAATAACCACTGGTCAACAATATATGTGTGATTATTTATTCGATCAATTAATTCACTAATCGGGGTCATATACAATACCTTGCTCGTTTAAAGCTTTTCTATTAGACAAATGATGTTCTTCTGTAAGGTCTTTTGAATCACCATAATATGGAACTGCGCGAAAGTTATCAATCATCATTTTATTTACTGATCTATCAAAGTTTCCATAAATATATAACTCTCCTAAAATTCTACCAAACTTGCCTTTGTCATGGGATATTAAAGTTACAGGACAATCCAACAATAGTGTTTTTAAGAATTTTTTAGATTCTAAACCATAAAATTTTTCTTCAAGATCACGAGTTCTGGATTCTGGAGTATCAATACCCATCATTCTAACACGTTGTTTTTTATAGACCATTCCAAAACCTAAGTCAATATCTACATCAACAGTATCACCATCAACAACTCTTACCACTTCAACGTTATAAGTATACATTATGAAATCACCGCCTTAATCCACTCAACATCTATAATTGCTGCAGCTTCGCCTTCATAATCGACTGGCATAGCTTTATTCCAATCAAGAAATACTCTTTGACCTGATTCAACTCGATCAATAGCTAATGGTCCAACAGATAAAACTAAACCTGGCTTAGATCCTTTAGTTGTATCACCAGTAAGAATAATACCACCTGCCGTTGTTTGTTCTTTTTCTACAGCCGTTACTAAAACTTGACTGCCTAACATTTTAATACCCATCTTTTTCTCCTATATATTATTTCGAAAGACAAAATCAATTGCTCTTTCTGCTTCTTTTACCATATCTCGTTTACCATACCAACCACCAGTTTCATTGTCCAAGTCTGAACAAATCCAAGCAACTTCACGAGCCGAGATTGGATAACCTCGTTGCATTGCGTTACCAGCAGTAGATACCATAATCTTGTACATTTGTAAATACCAACCAGATCCAGTTATTGATTTATATTCATCAACTTGTTTTTGGTTTACAAAAGGACAGTCTTTATATCCTGTCCATGAAAAGTCAGTGTTGTTAAGCTGAGCTTTTCGGTGTTCGACGATTCCATTTCTGATAGCTTCGGGTAGCTTATCGAAAAACGATTCATTTGGTACAACGTATCTGTGTCTTTCCATAAGTTCTGACGGATCCATGGTGATTCCGTTGTGAGTGAATATGAAGTTGTATGCACCTTTGTATCTTGAAGGTACGTAGTACATTCGACTAAGATCTTTTGTTTGGGCATCTGCGATGTCTCCTATTTCTTTATTGAGAGCAAACCAAAAATGTTTAATTTTGTCTGCTGGTACCTGTTCAGTTAATGGAAAAACTAATCTGAATTTTGGATGTTGTTTTGTAGAACTTGCTGTTGAGTAACAAACATATTTGTACTTAGAATATTTTTCATGAATATCATCAATAGAACCTTCATAATCATCTACATCAACAATGCCGAAACCACCCCAGCTTAATACATTAGCATTAGCTCGAGTGGTTTCGGTCTTATATGTGGCCGGTGATATTAAAGGAGCATCAGTCTTTTTTTGATACTTATCACTTTCCGCCAAACGGTATAAAACTTTTTCAAAATCATCAAAAGAGTTATAGTCTACTCTTTTAGTAGTTTTATTATCGTATATGCTGTCAAATATTGTTAAGGAGACCATGATTACCTAAGTGTGATGGAGCTTTCCAACCTTCAGGTTTTACTAGATCGGGAAGTCCCAATGGATTAGGGCGTGATTCTTTTACGCCAACTTTTTTAGCCATATTTGCTTTATTTACTTCATGCCAAGCTTCATGAGCGTCAACACCCATGAGATCAAGTGTCCCAATAGCTACAACGCAAAGATCAATTAGACCATCAACAATTTCTTCAGCATCTTTTTCTCCAACAGCCTTAAATGTTTCATCAAATTCTTCTTTGAGAAAGGCTACACGGAAATGAAGCAGCTGTTCAAGTTTATCTGGATTATTTTTAACCCATTCATGAACACCATACTTATGATGCATATCTTTAATATCATTTACCCAGTTCATGCTCATACAATAATTCCTTTGTTTGGTGTTACAATAGCTCCAGTCGCTTCTTTGTATTGACCAAGAATTTGATCTACAGGATCAACAGTAAAAAGCACATGAGTATTTTTTACAGTTAGTCCATCTTCAGCTTTTGTATATGGAATATAAGGCATAAAGCCAATTTTACCTTCTTCAGCAGCATAAAGCGCGATTGGATTTTCGAATGTGATTGAATCATTAGATTCATCAGTAATTTTTGCTAAGACTTCTTCACCTGAAGTAAGCCTGATTAATTTAATAGACATTTGTATCTCCTTTAATAATAGATATATTATAACACATTTTTATGTGTTTGTAAACTGTTTTTTTCATTTATTTTAAAAAAATTCATCAAGAGTTGCAACATCCTTAGAGTTCCAACCGATAGCTGAAAGTATTGGATCAATTACATCCAAAAACGTTTTATTAAATTGAGTATCGTAATCAATATATCGATGTAAACCAAACTCTTCCGGAAGGTAATCAAGGAAAGATATAACATTTTCCTTTATGTGGTTTGGTATTCGAAGATATATGAATTTGATCTTTTCACCATTTTGAATTTTGTTATATTGCCTTTGAAGTGATTTGTCAACAAGAAGTTTATTGTACATAATACTGCCACGTGCATGAATTGGTGTACCTTTTTTGTATATGGTTTGATTATCCATATAGTTTGTAAGATTAGTTATACCACGTGGAAAGGCAATTTGATCGGGGGAAAGTGTTTTAAAATGTGATCTGAATAATTCAATATCTTTTTGAACTGCAGATTCTGAACCACTAATAATAGTTTTAAACATTTGTTTTAACGCTTCACGACATGGAGCTGGAGTTGAAGATTTTATAGCTTCAATACCCATGATCTTAAGTTTAGGTTCAGCATAACGAACACCTTCATTATCAAGAACATTGAGAATATATCTTTTCTTAGCTGTCCATATACCACGATTAGCAATAGCTTCACGTTTCATAACCATTCGATTTTCAATACCACCCATGGTTTCGAATAAAGTGTTATAACTGTCTTCAAGGACTTTTTCAAGCTTTTCGTTGCAGACAGTGTTTACAAATTCAAGTGGATTTTTAGGATTGACAGCTTTAACAAGATCATCGAGAACTACATAAACAGAATCGGTATCAATAGCAACTACATAATCTTTATTGCTTTTAAGGACTTTGTTAAGATATTCATTGATTGCCTTTTCAGCCCAACGAATTGTTAATTGGCCAGATAAAGTAATACCCTCAGCAATACGTTGATCGAAGAATCTGAAATACTTGTTACCTAGGGCGCCATAAAGACTGTTTAGAAGAATCTTAATCGACATTTGCTGGTTTTCAGCAATGTTAATATCCCTTTGGACTCGATATAATTCTTGCTTATCTTTTTTATCAACCTTTTCGAGCTCACGCTGAGAATTAATCATTTGTCTTTTTATGACAACGCGTTCACTATACATTTCATCGATAATTTTTGGAAGAATACCTTGAGTGTCAGTTTTAAAATATTGGCCTGAAGCTGCAGCGCATTCGTTAGATTCAAGCCTAGGTTTTACCTCGCCACTAAGAAGTGTATCAACCGAAACATTAGCAACTTTACCATTAATAATAGTTTCAGGTGACATATTATTCTGCATAATGATTGATGGATACAGCGAGTTTAAGTCAAAAGAAACAACCCATTCATGAATTCCAACATGTGGATCTTTTACATAACCACCAGGATATGGTGATTTAAACTTTTCTTCGCCAAAGGGAACAATTACATTGTTAGCAAAGAGATTACGGAAAATAATAGAATCCCATATTGCAGTTGTACCCATAACATCGCCATAGTTAACACCACCACGATAAGCCATAGTAAGAGCAAGAGTAATAAGACCCATCTTATCCTCAAAGCGATCTACAAGATCCACATCTTTGATATTATAATCAATAAATTTTTGATGGTCATATTTGTATAAAGTATGTAGGTTACCGTGTTCTTCATATGAGAGCTTACGTTCACCAAGAACAACATGCGCAATATGATCTAGCTTATATGATTCTTGTGGACCATAAGAGTAACCAAATTTACGAAATAGATCAAGGTAATCCATTTGGGCAATACCTTGAATTTCATATGCACATTGTTTGCGTTGCATTGTTGTAACGTCGCGTCGATCAATTAAACCCCATGGTGATAACCTACGTACAAACTCTTCGCCATGAATTTTGATAATACGATTAATAAGATATGGCATATCAAAGAATCGTGAATTCCAACCAGTAATAACATCTGGACAATGAGAAGGTAAAGCCCAGTGCGCGATAAATTTAAGTAGAAGTTCAGATTCGGTTAAACATTTTTCATATACCACACGACTTTCTTGCATGTAGCTGTTTTCTACATCATAGTCTTTAAGACCCCAGACATAAAAAGTTTTGTCAATATTGTTTTTGATACATATTGCTGTAACTTCATGAGCCGCTTCTTCAGGCTCTGGAAATCCAGCATCAGACTGAACCTCAATATCGATTGTAGTTACATTAATAAGATTACGATCAAATTTGATATTCCCTGGAAATGCTTCATTGATATAAGCGGGAATGTGTTTATTGTTTCCATAGATATGACGACCAGCAGTATGTTGATTTGCTGAAAGCCATTCTTTTGCGTCACGCATATCAGAAAATTTGATAGGCGCAACCTTTGTGCCATCTAAGGCTCGATAACCAGTGTCCTTAGTTGTATTAACATAATAGGTTGGTTGGTATTTAATTTTTGTTTGAATTTTTTTGCCATTAGCATAACCTCTATAAAGAAGGTTATTGCCGTAGCGAGATACTGAGGTATAAAATTTCATAATTATAGTGTGTACATATCCAAATAATAAGTATATATTATATCATAGTTTAAACATATTGTAAACGTTTATTTTAAATAAGTTGGGAGAGATTTCTCCCTCCCTCCCTAAAAGACGTTAGAATGAACTCGCAGCAACCATCATAATAAATGGAGATATACTTAATATCGCTCCTATTAGTAAAATTGCTTCGAATCCAGACCTAATGCCATGCTTGTGTTTACGTAAGTAACCCATAGTCTGACTCCAGTAAATTGTTTATTACAACCTACTGAGTTTCGCTGCTCACCGGAATTTAATCTTGAATAAATTCCTTCTTCGTTGATGTCCCAGTAGATCCGATTTCGATCTTCCGAGGACGCCTCTCTTCTGGAACTTCGACCCTGGCATTAACCACAAGTATCCCGTTCACAAGATCAGCCCCATCTATTACAACAAATTCAGAGAGTCGGAAGGACTTCTCGAATTTGCGGGATGAGATACCTTTGTGTGCGTATTCACGTTCATCATCAGCTTGATGTTCTCCTTTTACTAAAAGAATTCCATCTTTTACTTCGATAGAGATATCGTCTTCTGTAAAACCCGCTACTGCAAGTTCGATAATGAAATTTTCAGCATCGATCTTTACAACATTATGGGGTGGATAGTTATCTTGAGCTCTACCAGCTGTGTGGATTCTTTCAAGCTCATTTAGTATTGGTTCAAAACCAATGAATAGTGAACGTGGTACGTTCATAGTACTTCTTACCATTTTAGTTTCCTCCTATATATAGCAAGGTTAATATTGCACCCGACCATTCGGCATGCAATTATATTTATACCAGCAAACTTGCTAGTTTAAATATTCTTTAGTAGTTTATTCCAAATTTTTTGGATTCTACCTGATTTCATTAATTTGTGTAATTTTTTAAACATATTTATTTATTAGTATATTGGATCTTTTGCTGGAAAACAAACTAATCCGCAAGTATCTGGTATGTAATCTTCTGGAAAAAATGTTTCAGGAAAATCTACATACTCTGGTTTATCTGTAACGCATTTATTATTTGCGAGCAATTTATCATATTCGTCACCAAGTTTATTCATCCAATTTATCCAACCCCAGTCGCATTCAGTCTGATTTACAAAATCAACTATACCTTCTAATCTTTGATCATACACGTATGTTGGGTAAATTTCATGAAGATGTCTTAAGTCTATATCACCTTGACTCCAAGCATATTTTAAATTTAAATACTGCATTGTATCTTCGCCAACAATAAGTTCTGGATCAAATCTAAATTCATTAGTTGTGGCTTTTTTAGAATAAAATGTTATTCGTAAATGTGGTTCCCAGTTATCAATATAATTATATGCAAAAGAATATATTCTATGCTGAGCTGCATTGAGAGCTATTGAATATCCAGGGCCATCGGGATGTAAATTATCTATATAAACTCCGGTACCAGCAAGTTGTTTTTCCCACCACTTTTTACACTGCATAAATGATCTAAGAGCATAACTTGGTTTATGGCTTGGATCTAGCTCACCGTATTGAAAAAGCGATTTTTGAAACCCATTGCCAATTAATCCCAATTGATATTCTAGTGCTATAACATCAGGTGGTGAGTCTGACTGTGCTATTTTGTCGTATAGCCATATCCCATGTGGTGTAATAAAATCATCACCATCAACTAAAACCATATAATCATTATCAGAAGCTTGGAATATATCCAAAACGCTGTTCTTACCAGTTGATGGAGTTCCATCGCTATCTGTTATATAATATTCTAAATTTTCTGATTTTGCCCAAGCTTCAGCGTCAACTAAATATTGAGAATTTCTTTCATAATGTATTTCACAATCGACATTCGAATTAAAGACATATACAATATCTTCTTTAGGAATAGTCTCTAAATGTTTTTTTGTAGTAAATATATTACTACTGCATAAAACATAATATTTTAACTTAGCCATAAATTACTCAGTTGGTTTTGCTGGCCAGGTAACGCTTATTGGAAAGGTTTCTTGAGTTGTTATATCTCTTAAAGCCTGTCTATATGCTATCATTTCTGCAGATAAAGTACGATCTGATAATGCAGTGTTATCTGTCATAGATAATAGCTCATCTCTTTTGCTTCTAATAGCTGAAGCTCTTTCTTCCTCAGTTAAATTGCGAACTGTTGTAATTCTTTTTCTAAGAGTTTCTGTTTCTTCCCATGTTTCTTCAAGCCATTCAGCATTTGGATCATAATCGGGATTAATATCAAGTTCAATGTCTTTAAGTGTTCCAGTCCAACTTTCAGGAGCAAAATCTGATGATGCTGATTCTCTTTTATAAAAAACAGCAGCTTCTATTTGAGCATCTTTGGCCAAATTAATAAGTTTTTCTTCAGATAAATCACCTTCAAAATATCTTCTAGTGATATAAGGTCTAAAGCTTTCTTCAGTAAATTTAAATAATACCATTCTTTCAGTGGTATCAATAAGTTTTATTTCATAATTTTTATACATTGGTTTTTCCTATTAAGTATTTATTTTAATTGCTATATGACCTGAGTCTGACATATCAACTGGCCTGCCAATTGAAGCTCCTCTAATAGCTCTATATAAAGAAATTTCAGCTGAAGTTGTACACTCAAATCTCCAGAAATAAGCATATGCTCCCTCATAATAACTACCACCAATTTGGCCAAAGGTATCTGCATTGGTTCGAGTTAATGTTGTTGAGTAATTAGTAAAATTTACTGCAGAATCAACCGGCTCGCCGTAAGATTGTGCAATATTATTATATCTAAAATTTATAGAACTCCAACCACTATTACCTGAACCTCTTTTAGTAATAAATATTTGGCCGTTATTAGTACCATCTCTTTGGTTATAAATTCCTATTAATTTTTGTCCCGTAGAAAATGTTAAATTTCTTGATATATGACCAAATGAACTAACTGAAGATCCTGTTTCTCCGGTAGAATATTGAAATATACCAGCCTTATACGATTGCCAACCATTTCTTGCTCGGCCGTCATCGTCAGAGTCCCATGAACGTGCACAAGTTAATTCTGCGGTTTTACCACTAGCACCAAAAAAATCTTGGAAGCTTATTTCAGGTTCTGTATTATGAGTCGCAATATATGGAAACGGCGTTGGCGCATAAGGATCACCATTTGGATGATAAAAATCAGCCAATTCAATTTCATTACCAGTGGGATTTTGGCCGGCAAACTCAATATATAAATCAGTCAAATCTAAGTTTGATGTTGATATGGTCATTTATCTTAATCCTTGCTACTATTACCTATATTATATTTAGGGCATAGTTGCCACTCGTTTTTCTCTTTATATGGAATAACTTTAATTTGTCTTAGTGGGGCGATATCCTTAGCTTGTTCTGGATCTACAAAAGATACTAAGCCCCAATCACTAAGTAATGTTGCAATAGTATTTCTTCGTTGAATATCATTCAGCAATAAGTTAGATGGTTTTCCATCTAATAAAAATAATTCTTTAAAATGTACAATAAAATACCTACCTTGCTTATGTAGAATATGGCAAGACTGATATAATTTTTGGTCTTTTCGTGAAGCAACACCGATTCTAGTCAATGTTTCTCTGATTTTTAAAAAGTCATCAGGTTCGTTTAAAGTTATTTCCAACATTGAAGTTGGTGTCCATTGGACCTCTATGTTATTTTCGTTTTCCACCTTTATAAATCCTCGTTTTCAATTCGTTAATTTGTTCATCATTTAATAATGACAATACGGATTTAGCTTTCTCATTGCTATATCCATAATATTCTTTTACTAATTCTAGGTTTTCAATACTCATAGGCTTGGCCCATTTAGAAAACCTTTTCTTTTTGTTAATTATATTTATAAGAAAATCAAATTGAAGACGATGATCAATATGGTGGTTTAAATTCATTTCATTTGCGAATAGTATCGTGTCTGGAAAATAAGATAATCCACGATTAACCATAAATGGACTATATGCTTTTTCTGCTACGTCATCAACCATTAAATCCTTTTTAGTTGTATTTATTGCGTTTAAATATTCGAATGGATTCATTTAAATCTAACTCCAGCCATAATCTCTGTCAAACAAGCAACAGTGTTAAGTTCATGGTCGGCAACAAATGAATTCTTATATTGATAATCAGCTAAAATAAGTACCAGCTGTGGTACACTTTGCGGATCAATATAGTCATTCATATTGTCATAAATTTTACGATATATTGCTGCTGGTTCAGAATCAATATTGTTTGAAACCCATTGTCTCATACCTTTAAAGTTTTTTTCTTTGAGATGAGCCATAAGATCATTTAAAGAAACTTCCGATAAAGAAACAAGAATGCCACTATCAATTACGCCACTGGCTGAATATCTTTGTAATTCATTAAGAACTTTACGCCAATCAGGCATGTGTTTCATAATTAATTCAGCAACTACCTTTTTGTCATAGGTAATATTTTCATTTTCCAATATATCACCAACCCTATGAAGAAATTGGCCACATAGAGCAGCTGAATCTTTTTTAGAAACATTAAATTCAATTGTTGTACAACGAGAATGTAAGGGATCAATAATTCGATTTTTAAAATTACACGTAAGAATAAATCGACAGTTATTACTAAACTCTTCAATAAACCCACGCAAAGCTGGCTGAGTTGATTGTGCATTTAAGTAGTCTGCCTCGTCCAAGATGACTACCTTGTAGCCACCTTGAAGAGAAACAGATGATGCAAACTGTTTAATTTTATTACGTAAGGTGTCAATGCCAGATTCCTCGGATCCATTGATCAGAAGATAATCCAGTTCAAGTTCGTTACATAAAGCCTTTGCGACTGTAGTCTTACCAAGACCGGCAGTGCCGGTAAGAAGCATATTGTGTAGGTCACCTCCTCTAACAATATCTTCAAAGGTGGATTTTATGTGTTTTGGTAAAATACAATCTTTAATTTTTTGTGGACGATATTTTTCAACCCAAAGAAATTCTGACATTATAGTACCTCCCAACCAAGAACTGTTGATACACGGAATGATCTCCATGCGTCTTTATCCAAAGACCAAACAGCTAAGTGTTCAGAATCAGGACTGATAGAATCAACAGTGGAATTAACACCATTGGCTTCTAGAACAGCAGGGTTAAGAGAACAGGGCATGACTCGTATTTCGTCTGAGTCAATTTTTTGAAAGGTAACAGTTACTGTACCTTTTTTAAGTGCTTCAATCAAGCGGGAACATTCATTTCGATCCATAATAATATCCTTCATAATAAAATTAATAAAATGCGGAGGAGCTACCTCCGCGATAAGCTAGTTCGACATTAAGCTTCTTCAGCTTCGACTTCCTCAGGAAGATCATCGCCTGCAGGAACTGCGCCTTCAGGAACTTCATCTTTAGGAGCAGCAGCTTGTAGGAACCCTACAACTCTGTTTCTTACTCCACCAACAGCTTCAAGCTCTTGGCCTTCGAAAGCGCCACGTCTAGAACAAATATCGATAATTTGTGCCATAGTAGCGATATCTTGCAGAGACAATTGAGGTGCCTCACCTTCTTGAGCAGCATCTACTGCTGCGTTTACTTCTTCAGTCATTTTCTTCTCCTTTGCAAAGTAGACTAATTAATGAAAACCCGACCATTCGGCATTTCCAATATTATCCTCATATTATTATGAGAATTTTTTCTGTGCATAATTATTTATACACCGAAACTTGACGATTTTTCCAAAGCTATAAAATAATCCAAAGGATTATCAGCGTTTCTCCAATTAGAAATAAGCTTTGAAGAGATCGATACTTTATAATCACCTTGTAGCATTTTTAAATTAGAAATACTAAATACGTAATTAAAAGTTTCTGTTGAGGTAGTACCTAGATTAATATCAAAAGTATTAGCTGTTGAATCTTTTTCATTAAATACAGAAGCTATAACTTCGCTGCCTTGGCCGCTGAAGCTTAGTTCAGAATGACCAAGGACTGCTGCAGCTTTTCGAATTTTATCTAGGTTTGCTGACGAAATATCAAGTACAACTTCACATTCCGGCATATTAATGTCTTTAGTTGGTTGTGTAAGAATATCAATTTCTGAATAGAAATATTTAATCTTTTGAGAACCATCAGACATTGTGAGATATTTATCTGAAAAATCAAGCTCTGGGTCATCCATAAGACTATGCAGAGACAAGAATTCGTTGAGATCATATACACCAAATTCTACTGGAAAGTCTTCCAAAATAGAAGCTGATGCCATAATAGTTTTAGCTTCAGACAAAGTTTTAAGCTCTTTGCCTGGTTTAAAAACTAGGTTTGCGTTAATTCCTGAGAAATTTTTCAGGATGTTTATTGTATCACTTGAGATTTTCATATTGTACCTTTGTAGTTAATAGTATATTATAACACATTTTTGTCATAATGTAAACGTTTTTAAAAATTATTTTTTCGGTCATGTTCAAATAATGCTAGGAAACCATAATGGATAATTTTCATCAAGTCTTTACGATGATCTGATGGATCGCCTTTCTTTCCGTATCTACCATTATACTTATCAACATTTCCTAAGAAGAAACCAATACCATGACCACGGTCAATGATTACCTCTGATGATTGGAGACCACCTTGTCCATAGTGGCCACCATAAGTTTTATCAATGTACTCACTAAATTCCGCAATGAGCTCGTCTTCACGGAATTTATAGTCTATTGATGTTTTCTTTTTTGCCATATTATTCTCCAAAAATTTCTTCGTGCGTTGGCATTTCAGCTTCTGTTGCTTCAACAACCTCAATGCCAGCGTCGACTTTACTGTAAAGATCTAGGAACGCAGACTTTGTATCTTCGTCAAACCTCGCAATACATAGATCTATTGACTTAGCCCTATTGTTGAAAATAGAGTAGGTTTGAACAATGTGACAAAGTCTACGTGTTGAAATAACTTCATCAACTCCTTCATCATAAAAAGTCTTTCTAATAATATCAGCCCAAGTCACTAGCTTTTCAACGAAGTCTGTATCATCAGCTCCGAATTTAGCCATGTGATTATTGAGAATTTTAGTTTCAATCGAAGGTGATGGAAACTTTTGGTCAATAGCAACTGTAAACCTTTCAAGGAAAGCTTCATCAATAATAGAAGCAGCGGTAAACCTACCGTCTTCTGAGCCTTTACCTTTGGTATTAGCTGTTGCTATAACATTGAATCCAGGCGCCGGAGTAATTGTTTCACCCGTTTTCTTAACGACAACAGGCTTGCCTTCAAGTATACCTTGCAAGCACATAATTTTATTTGTAGCTCTATCGATTTCATCGAGTAATAGAACCGCACCGTTCTCCATAGCTTTGAGAACCGGACCTTTAGCGAAGACAGTTTCTCCATCGATAAGTCTAAAACCTCCCAACAAATCGTCTTCATCTGTTTCAGGATTGATTTGAACACGTATGAACTCCTTATTAAGTTTAGAACATGCTTGTTCTACCATAAAGGTTTTACCATTACCAGATAGACCAGAAATGTAAACCGGATAGAACATTTGCGATTTAACAATTTTAACAACATCACTAAAAGCGCCCCATGGAACGAATGTTGGATCAGCTTTAGCAAATGATTTTTCTTCATTAACAATTGATTGCATTT